TCTAGTTTAGGCCACTCATCTTCCAGAAACCTATCACTTTGTTCCCTAGTTTTAACGAATAAGTCTAGTTCACCTATAATATCCTCTAAAGCTTTATTTATAAATAATCTATTAAATTCAGGAAACATATTAGAGTCTTCTTATGTTGTGTTTATTACCCTTGGGTTAGTGGGAACAAAGTGATAGGTTTCTGGAAGATGAGTGGCCTAAACTAGAGCAGGGTGTTGAGAGAAAGGGTCCGTATGGGGATCGTCCTGATACTGCTAGAAGTGAAATGGCCATGTGGAGGCAAACTCTCAGGAACAGGGAAGAATCAGATGAAGCCCTAGAAGTATGGTTCGATCCTAGAAACAAGGAGATGACGCAGGAAGCCCTTGATATACTCCACAAAGCCAAAGCAGATATTGAACGGCAGAAAAATATAACAGATGACTTCGAGAAGTTTTTAAAAGATGACGATTATGACTTTGACGATGTTTCTGATGACGATTGGTCGGATATAGACTTTGATGATTCTCCACTAACCGCACAAGAAATAGAGGAATCTAATGATGCAGCTGATGCCGAGATGTATGGTATGCATCAATCAGAGAAAGATAAATGGTCTGTCATTGACCAAGTTCTAGGGGAGAACCCAGAGCGTGATCCTAACAAACCCATCTACCTTCCTGACGAAAGGCGTAAGAACTGGACTATTCATTCTGCCCCAGATTATGCCATACAGGATTATTTAGATGAAGCACAGGAAGCTGAAGAATCTGATGCAGAATGGGAGAAAATGGCAAAGCAGCTTGCTAAAGAGGAAGGCCAAGGTTGGATATTCAAAGCCATTACTTCTGGAAGAATTCCAGCAGTGGTAGCTTTAGCACTAATCGGAACATTGTGGTCTGAACCAGCATACTAAGGAGAAACTAATATGCCTACTGGTCCTGGAAGCTACGGAAAGAAACGCGGAAGACCGCCTAAGAGAAAGTAATGGTTTTACCAATAATAGCCAGGGCAGCCGCAATGGCAGCAGCAAAGCTGTTAGCTAAGAAAGGTGCAAAGAAAACAGTTAAAAAGAGTCTTGGTAGAACCACAGGTGGTAAAGGAGTAAAGGGAGGTGATGTAATCACTTACAAGCCATCTGGCATAAGAGGTGGCAGGGTAGCAGATAAACAACCTCGTACAGCTTCTGATCGACCCGTTACAGGCAGAGCCACTTCTACTGCTACCAGGAAGAAATCAGATAGTCTGGATAAGGTAATCAAACAGATTGAATCAGGCCAGTTAAGACCGACTAGAGTACCCAGAGGCCAAAGAAAGGTTACTGAGAAGCACATGGAAAATAAACTTAAATACAGGTTCAAATTTGGTAAGGACCAGTGGAAATAACTAATGGCTGAGTGGGAGGGGCTGTCAGATTTCTTAGGCACAGACTTCTCTGGTACGCCTAGTGGTGGTCTGGAAGCTAGGATGGAAGAAAGATGGGGTGAAATTCAAGACCAGCTATCCAGTGAGCAGTTTGGGCAGATGGAACATGAAATGAATGTCATGGGTTATGGAGATCAATTTACAGGTGATGAGATAGTAAGAGCCGGTTTAGGTTCTGATGTTCATACTGATTGGACTTCTCCTGAAACAAAAGATGTACCTTCAACTGTAGCAGGTATACAGTATGATACTACCGGATTGGGTGATACGGTTGTAGAGATGAACCCTGCATATTTTGATTATAATCAAACACTAGCTGGCAATACAGGACTTCTTGGAGGACTGCGAGCATTCATGGGTGAAAAAAATCCTTACTCAGTTGATCCTCAATATAACCCCGATACTTGGAGACATGAGTACGCTCATGCTGGCCTAGATAAGTACAGGCAAATTGATCCAGAAGGGTACCCTAATTTAAACAATAGAATTATTGATGCTCTGAATCCTAATTTTTTTACATCAAGTATCCTTGGCCTAGATGAAGCTTATGCGTTACCTAAAACTTTTGATGCAGAGGAAATGTTCAATAGGTACAGAGATTTCTTAACGAGTCAGGGAACATCCAAGCAAGATGCTGCTGATAGATGGCTTGGACAAAAAAAGTATTCTCCAGATTGGGGGCAGTTAATGGCTATATATAATGATGTAAATGAGGCTTTGCGTGCTAATAGGGAATACGAGGATAGGGGAGGTAATTAATGGCTAGAGCTAAATCCAAGTGGATTCAAAAGGCTATCAAAAGACCCGGTGCTTTCACTAAGAAGTCTAAAGCTGCTGGCATGACTATCCCCGCCTACGCCAGAAAGGTTCTAAAGAAGGGTTCAACTGCAAGTACCAGAACCAAGAGACAGGCATCCCTAGCCAACACTCTTAGGAAAATGAGAAAATGATGACAGACAAACAGACAAGGTTCATAGAATTCTACAGCAGAACAGGCAATGCAACCAGAGCAGCCAAATTTGCGGGGTACTCAGAAAAGACCGCAGAACAGAAAGGACATGAACTCAAGAAACTACTTAGAGGACCGATACAGGAAGAAGTCCTAAAGCACATCTCTGATTGCCTACCAGCAGCTTTACATCATTTAACTGATCTGGCAGAGAACGCAGAATCCGAGTCTGTCAGACTTGGTGCTATAAAAGACCTGCTTGACAGGGGTGGACTTAAACCCATTGAAAAGGTCGAAACAACCTCAGTCGAACGAATGAGTGACGACGAGATACAGCGAGAACTTGATGCGCTCCGTAGAAAAGCACACTAAACTACAAAGAGAATTAACACTAGAACGAGAGACTCGGCAGCGGGAACGATACACAAGGGTCCAATTATATGACCCGTACCCCTACCAGCTCAAGTTCCACAAAAGTGGCTCAGAAGCCAATCAAAGGCTTCTCATGGCTGCTAACCGTATAGGTAAGTCTTATTGTGGTAGTATGGAGCTATCCTATCATCTGACAGGTATGTACCCCGACTGGTGGGAGGGAAGGGTATTCCGTCAGCCTATTGTTGCATGGGCTGGTGGCGTGTCCAACGAAACAACAAGAGATATTGTACAATTTGAATTATTGGGTTCCCCCGATGACCCGGAAGCGTTCGGTTCCGGTACTATACCGAAAAACTATATAGTAAAAACAGAACGCAAACCGGGTGTTCCTAACGCAAAGAGCGTTGCTTTAATTAAGCACGTTTCCGGCGGGAACTCATCTTTATTCTTTAAAGCCTATGAGATGGGAGTTGAGAAGTGGCAAGGACGTAGTGTAGATTGTATCTGGTTGGATGAAGAGCCAAGCAGGGATATCTACTCACAGGCGGTGACTCGTACTCTGGACCGTAGAGGCATGGTCTACATGACCTTTACGCCAGAGGCGGGAATGACTGAAACAGTTGCATCGTTTATGAACAATATTAAACCCGGACAGGCTTTAATAAATGCGACATGGGATGACGCATCTGAGCTAATACAGTCCATGAATGGTGCACAGGGTCATTTGAGCGAGTCAGTCATGGAACAGATACTATCCTCGTATTCACCGCATGAGCGGGAAATGAGGCGGTATGGCAGACCATCTATAGGGTCCGGTCTTATATTCCCAATTATGGAAGAGCAAGTAATAACTGATCCTATTGTTATAGAGGATCATTGGCCTAGAATAGCAGCAATAGACTTTGGATGGGATCATCCGACAGCAGTAGTTTGGGGTGCTATTGATCGTGATGAGGATGTGTTTTATGTCTATGATTGTTACAGAATGTCGAAAGCGTCACCATCTTCTCATTCAGAAATTATACGTTCTCGACCCCATTTTATCCCCATTGCTTATCCCCATGACGGTAATAGACGAGATTCTATGGGTAATCCCGGCTTGGCTGACCAGTATCGTAATCTAGGTTGCAATATGATGTTGGATCATTTTACGAACCCACCAGCATTAGGGGAGAACAAGGGCGGTAACAGTATAGAGGAAGGTCTGATGGCAGTAATTCAGGCTATGGAGAATGGTAAGTTTAAAGTTTTCAGTACCTTATCAGATTGGTTTGAAGAATTCAGGATGTACCACAGGAAAGATGGTAAAGTCGTACCTTTACGAGATGATCTAATGTCAGCCACAAGGTATGCATTCCAATCACAGCGTTTTGCAATATCCGGTGAAGACCCGGCTTGGACAAAGGATTTAGAATACAAGAATTATGGCATCATCTAAACTAACAGACGAACAACTAATAACCAGAATAAGGGGTGAGATCACTACCTCTTTGGGTTATATGGGAGATACTATCTCCAAACAGAGGGAGCAAGCTATGAAGTATTATTATAGTTTGCCTTTCGGTAACGAAGTAGAAGGCAGGAGTCAGTATGTTGACTCTACTGTGCAGGATACCATTGAATGGATTAAGCCCTCCTTGATGCGAGTATTTGCCTCCGGGGATGAAATGGTAAAATTTAATCCTCATGGTCCTGAAGATGTAGAAATGGCGAAGCAAGCTACTGACTATGTAAACTATGTATTTACCAAGGATAATGATGGTTGGGAGATTTTGTACTCTTGGTTTACTGATGCCCTGTTATCCAAGAATGGTATTGTAAAGATATGGTGGGATGAGTACGAGGATTGGAATCGTGAGGAGTACAATGGTCTTGACGAACTTCAGTTTGAAACTCTAATCATGTCTCCAAGTGTAGAAGTTATCGAGCATACATCTTATCCTGACCCACAGTATAATGCTATGCAGGATACCACTACTGTAGAGATGATGCCCGGAGCAGAAGTACCAGAAGTACACGATATCGTAATTAAACGTAACAGCTATACTGGTAAGATAAAGATAGAGAATGTACCCCCATCAGAATTTCTGATTTCCAGGGAATCCAAAAGTATACAGGATGCCAGATTTGTATGTCATCGTGTTCAGAAAACTCTCTCTGAACTAAGGGAAATGTATCCCGATCAAAAACTTGAACCGGAAGATTTAGGTGGTGGTGATGATGATTTAGCCAGTTATGATACAGAGAGACTTGAAAGGTATATGTTTGATAAGTCTGCTAAGTACTGGGAAGGATGGGGTGATTCTGGTTTTGAGAATGAAGAAGGTTTAAGAACTTATTGGTTGCATGAATCATTTCTTAGAACAGATTACAATAATGATGGTATCACAGAACTCAGGAAAGTCTGTAGCGTAGGTGATAAGATTCTTCAGAATGATGAGATAGATTCGATACCGTTTGTTTCGATTACTCCTATAAAGATACCACACAAGTTCTTTGGATTATCGGTTGCAGATTTAGTGATGGACTTACAGCTAATGAAGTCTACTCTGATGCGTAATCTGATGGACAATATGTACAACCAGAACTTTGGGCGTTATGCAGTTCTTGAGGGCCAAGCAAACTTGGATGATTTGCTCACCCAACGTCCGGGCGGTGTAGTCAGGGTTAAATCACCCAATGCCGTCACACCTCTTGTAACACCACCTTTGGAACCTTATTCCTTCCAGATGCTTGAGTATCTTGATACTATAAGAGAATCCAGAGCGGGTGTATCAAAGATGTCTCAGGGTCTGAATGATAATGCACTAACATCTCATACGACTGCTACTGCCGTTAATGCTGTAATGTCGGCAGCACAGAGTCGTGTAGAGTTGATTGCAAGAAACTTCGCAGAGACAGGTGTGAAGGAATTGATGTACAGGATATATGAACTACTACTAAAGAATCAGGATAAAGAGCGTGTAGTTATGTTAAGGAATACCTGGGTTCCTGTACGTCCTGACTCATGGAATGACAAGTATGATTGTACTGTAAGTGTAGCTCTTGGTAATGGTAACAAGGATCAGCAGTTAGCCCATTTATCTGCTATTATGCAGTTTGCAGGTGAAGCTATGAAGGGTGGTCTTCCTATTGCTACTCCACAGAATATGTATAACATTGGTGCAGCTATGGTAAAGAACATGGGTTTCCAGAATGTTCAGGATTTCCTGACAGACCCAGCGACTGCACAACCACCGCAGCCACCGGGTCCGACACCAGAACAGCAGATTCAGCAACAGGAAATGCAACTAAAACAGCAAGAGCTGGAAATAAAGGCAGCGGATATACAGATTAAACAACAGAAGCTTCAACAGGAAGCACAGAAAAATGCAGTTGACGCACAACTTAAAATGGAAGAACTAAAATTGGAACGTGAACAAAAACGTGCCGTAGCAATAGGACCAACATGAGCGAACAACTCAGAGAACAACAGGCGAAAGCCCTTATAAATGATCCGTTGTTTCAAGAATCATTTGATGTATTAAGAGAAGATTTAATGAACCGCTGGATACACAGTGGTTCGACAGATTTGGAAGCTAGAGAATCAATCTGGCTTGCAATAAGACTGCTTGAAAGAATCCAAGGCCATATAAAGTCCATAGTTGAAACTGGACACATGGCTGAGGTAATGGAAAAGCAACACCCATATATCTGATAGAGGAATTTAATTATGGCGGATACGCAGAATGCCCCGCTTCCGGCTTTACAGCCGATCCCCGCGCTAGGTGGAAGTGTTACTGAAGCGCAAGAAGCATTACTCAGTTTACTGGAACCTGAAGAGGAGACTCCAAAAGCCGAGGAAGCTCAACCCACTGAAGAAGAAGAGTCTACCGAGGAAACTCAAGACGAATCATTGGAAGAGGAACCCGAAGAGGAAGAAGAAGCTGTCGAGGAAGAAGCTGAAGAAGAATCTGAGGAACCTGTTGAAGAGGAGCAACCCGAAGAGGAACTTTATACAGTTCGCGTTGATGGCGAAGATGTGGAAGTTACCCTTGAAGAGTTGTCAAAAGGATATTCTCGTCAACAGGATTATACTAAAAAAACTCAAGAGATAGCTGAATATCGAAAGCAATATGAAAATGCCGCACAAGTGTATGGCGATGAAATTGCAGAGACTCAAGCTACTCGACAACAGTATGTAGACGCTTTAGCAAATATGGTACAAATGGAGTACGGCGCACTACAGGAATATGCTAATGTTGATTGGGAACGATTAAAAACAGAGGACCAGGATCAGTATCTCTTAAAACGAGATGAGTATCGTGAAGCTCAAGATCGTATGCAAAAAACCCAAGACCATGTGCAGCAGGAACAAGCAGCACAACAACAAGAGCAGGAAGTACAATTCCGTCATGCCCTCCAAGAAGAGTATAGTAAGTTATCTACTATTATTCCACAATGGAAGAACGAAGATTTTAGACGTAAGGTTTCATCTGAATTAAGAAATTTTGCAATGTCTAAAGGTTTTTCTAAAGAGGAAGTAGCACAACTGGTAGATCATAGGTCTATATTAATTCTTTTAGAGGCCAAAGCTTTTGAAGATGGCCAGAAATCAAAGAAGGAAATAAAGGCTAAGAAACTTAAACACAAACCTAAAGTAGTTAGAAGTGGATCACCTGTAAGTAAAGAATCCGTTGATAAATCTAAACGTACTGCCCAAATGAAACGTCTCAGGGGTACAGGACATATTGATGATGCGTCTGCACTCTTAGAGGATTTTATAGACATTTAACTAAGGAGGGAAACCGCTATGGGCGTTCCTGCAAATACTAGGGAAACCTATGGTGCTGTAGGCATCAGGGAAGACCTAAGTAACATTATATACAATATCAGTCCAATGGACACTCCGTTTATGAACGGTGTTGGACGGGGTTCGTGCGACAACACGACCTTTGAGTGGCAAACTGATACTTTGAGCGATACGACAACTAACAGACAGATAGAAGGTAACGACTATTCTTCTACTGCCGAATCTGAGCCAAGACGTTTGACTAACTTCACGCAAATATCGGCAGTGCAAGTCC